GAACTGAAGAAATATTATTACAAGACCCGGGCGCTGGTGTTTGGATTGGTGATTTTATACTAGCAGTACTCAAGGGTATTATAGGAGAAGCCCGAGAAAAATTTGGAACTATTGCCGGGCCCGGTGGCGGAACAAGTTTAAATGGTGCTGCTATGAAAGCGGAAAGTAAAGCCATGCAAGAACAATTAATTGAAGACTTGAAGAAGTATGTAGACTATTCCGCTCCCCTGACCTGGGTGCAGGGCTAAATTAACTTGGATTCACGGATAAGGACTAAATACAAGTATGAAACACATACTTGAAAACCTTATTATCAACGACACTAGTTACAACAAGTCTGTAACACGATATCTATGTAAGACTAATCCTGAGTTATGGTGTCAAATAGTAGAGGTTACCTCTTTCTTACCAGAAGATGCTAAACCCAAACAACGAGTTTGGCATATACTTAATGAACAATATAATATCCCTATTTGTTCTATTACAGGACAGCAGTTAAAATGGAAAGAAAAAGAATATCTAAAATTTTCATCTATTGCAGCAAAAAATAAAGGCATAGGTAAAATTATCAGTGAATCAACTACTGATAATCATTGGCGACAAAAAAATCCTGATAAATCTAAAAAAGCAAACAAAAAATTCTCAACTGGATTTGCCGAAGGTAAACATAAGCCATGGGATGATCGCAATAGAGATTATGTGTCAAGCCTTGCAGCCTCAAGAAAAACTTGGATGAAAAAGTATGGGGTTGATAATCCATCTAAATGCCCGGCCATACAACAAAAACTTTCCAAATCAGCAATTAATAGATATTTAGGTACGGACAGAACACTTGCTAAAAAATATTATAATTCAGTTAAATTGGTAACTAATAAAAATTGGTATAATAATTTTTATAAAATAAACGGAGAAGAATCAAATCTCCGCAGCAGAGACCTTCACCTAGACCACATTTATAGTATAGCTGAGGGTTTTAAAAATAATATCCCAACCTACATAATTGGGCATTGGACTAATTTAAGATTGATACCAAAAATAGAAAATTCAAGTAAAGGGGCCAAATGCCATAAAATGCAAGAACAACTGTTTGAAGATTTTTTCAATGAAATACAAGGTTAACCTAAATGCTTTATATTGTCTTGTTTCTGTAATATAATAAGTAATTCAGGAGCATTTCAAATATGATTATTGGAATTACGGGATTAATTTCAAGCGGCAAAGACACAATTGCTGACTATCTTACCACTTATCAAGGATTCAAACGAATTAGTTTTGCTGCTAGTCTTAAAGATGCAGTGGCAGCGGTCTTTGATTGGGACCGAGAATCACTAGAAGGTACAACAAAAGCAAGTAGAGTATGGCGTGAACAAAAAGACGAGTGGTGGAGTAATCGTTTAAAAATAGATATTACTCCAAGATGGGTTCTTCAATATTGGGGTACAGATGTATGTCGCAATCACTTTCACAATGACATTTGGGTAGCAAGTGTTGAACATAGGCTATTGAATTCCAAAGAAGATATTGTAATTACAGATTGTAGATTTTCTAATGAAGTTGCTGCTATTAAAAATGCAGGCGGGATAGCGATTAGAGTGCAGCGTGGCTTAAATCCTGAATGGTATGATTCAGCAATAGCATATAATAGAGGTCCAAATGGTAATTCATCTTGGGCATTAAGCAAGATGAAATTAGATAATATGAAAATTCATGCTAGTGAATACAGTAGCGTTGGATTAAAATATGATCATGTTATAGAGAATAACGGTACTATAGATAGTTTACATGAGAAAATAAAAAATTTAATCAACAATTAAATCTCCTCGTTTCCAAGTTACTTCTGTTTTTTTAACTATTTCTACACAATTCAAGCATATAGTTCTAAGATTAGATAACTCAATATGCTCAAGTTTTCCGTCAATATGAAACACAGTTAGTTGGGAAGGATACTTACTATGAAAGCCACATAAATCACATGTGGCTTTTTTTTTGTATCCACTTTTTTGCCAACTAGGCTGTCTTGGTTTCAACTTATTCTTTTTTCTACCACATTCATCACATGTACTTCTGTAATGTGTAACACCATTGCGTATATAATTTATAGCAGTGTGATTTTTGTTACAGTGTTTACATATTGGACGTTGTAGTAGCATATTATATTTATTACCAAGACCTTCAAAGGTACGGTTATACCAACTTTTTTAGATTTATGTATAAATAATAGTATGCAAACAGGTTGTAAACCTCATAATCTTACTAAAGGAAAATAAAATGGCATTAACATCACCCGGCGTAGAAGTCACCATCATTGACCAAAGTCAATATTTACCAGCACCAGGCAGTTCTGTTCCCCTTATCTTATTAGCAACTGCTCAAAATAAAGCCGATGCGTCTGGCACCGGCGTTGCACAAGCAACTACGCTTGCTAATGCTAATAAATTGTATCAAATAACAAGTCAGCGTGATTTAGTTAATTTATATGGAACACCATTTTTCTATTCTACTACTGCAGGTACACCAATTCAAGGATATGAACTTAATGAATATGGATTATTAGCAGCATATTCAACTTTGGGTGTTACCAATCGTGCCTACATTTTACGCTGTGCCATTGATTTAGCCAGCTTAGTCGGTCAAACAGGCAGACCTACTGCCAACCCAGATGACGGAACCTACTGGTTAGATAGCACTACATCAACTTGGGGTATATTTGAATTTAATGCAACAACTGCTAAATTCGTAGAGCAAATTCCAATTGTTATTACTGATGCTACTGAGTTAACGTCAGGTGCTCCAATTCAAAGTATAGGTAATATCGGAGATTATGCGGTAAATGCAATTCAAATGACAACTAGTCCTTCGTATGTAGAACAGTATTTTTATAAATCTCCATCTAATACTTGGGTTGGAGTAGGAAAAGTTGGATGGAGAGAATCATGGCCTACGGTCCAAGGAACAAACTCTCCAAGTTCACTTACTGCCGGAAACACTTTTACATTAAGTATGAATGGGACTTACACAATTACTGTAACGGTACCGGCATCTGCTAGTAACACCGTTTCAGGTGTGGCGGCTGCAATTAATGCATTGGGCTATTTTAATTTATCTGCAAGTGTAGCAAGTGGAAAACTTAACATTTATTCTATGCAGAATCGTATATTTTCACAATCTAATGTGTCTATAACCGTGGCCGCTGGGACTGGTACAGTTTTGACTGACTTGGGAATTACCGCAGGAACATATTATCAACCGGGACTAGTGTGGGGAACTTCATCTGAAATGCCGTTGTGGGCAGCAGGGCAAACATACCCTCATCCAACCGGATCCCTCTGGTTAAAAGGAAGTTCTTCCGGTAATGGATTAAATCCGGCGGTATCTAAATTTAATTCTACTACTGCGTCATGGGTAACTAAAACAGTAACTACCGCTACATCAGATTGGGATACCGCGTATGATATAGATTCAACTGGCGGGCAAGCAATTCCGGCAGGAAGTGTATATGCACAATACAATTTTGACGATGTATATGCATCTGGGCCTGTGTATTTATGGGAGCGACTTGCTACTGGACCAACCGTAGTAACTAGTTCATTAACTACCTATGCATTTGCCGCACAAACGTACACCTTGTATGTTCAAACTAGTGTGCCAGGATCAAGTGCGTTATCAAGTGTTTATACTGTCACTGTTCCAGTTTCTGCTACTGCCGCTACTTTTGTTACTGCGTGGGCATCCCAAGCAATATTATACACTCAAGCATCAGTGAATGCGGCAGGATCTATTGTATTAACTCATACTGAGGGCGGAGAAATTATATTAAATGATTTTAACACAAGTACTGGAGTTAGTAATGGGGTAATTGCTTTAGCCGGATTTGCAGAAGGCACAAATGATAGTTGCAAATATGGACCATCAGCAGTCACCAATTTTAGTGTTGTGCCAACCGGCGGAACCGGATCCGGTATAGGTACTATTGCAGTAAGATTAGCGTATCAGTCATATCTTATAAACCAAAATACTTTTGGTAGCGCTGGTACAGGATACACTGTAGGTGATGTTCTTACTGTTGTGGGTGCAAATTTAGGGGGTGCTACTGCTGCTAATAATTTAACGGTAAAAGTTACTCAAGTTAGTGGTGCCGGTGCAGTTCAAGGAATTACGTATGCTACTGGCACGGCGGTTAGCACATATACAACACAATTAAGTAATTGGGTAGAATTTACATATGAAACCAATGAAGGTCAACCAAATGTAGCACCTGCTAATAATACTAATTGGTTCTATAGCGTTACCGATCAAGTTGATATTATGGTAAATTACAACGGCGCGTGGAAAGGATATAAAAATCAAAACTATGACGCTAATGGATTCCCAACCCCAACAGGATCAAATACAACTGACCCGGCTGGTCCATTGGTAAGTGCTACTGCACCTACTTTACAAAGTGATAGCACTGCATTAGTATACGGAGATTTATGGATTGACACCTCAGATTTAGAACTGTATCCTGTAATTAAACGTTGGCAATTAGTGGATGGAGTTGCTCAGTGGGTATTAATAGATTCTACTGACCAAGTATCATCTGACGGTGTATTATTTGCTGATGCTCGTTGGGCATTAAATGGTACCACAAATCCATATAATGATCCTATTCCAACAATCGTATCATTATTAACAAGTAATTACTTAGATTTA